TCGTAAAGTACAGCAGTGGTTCGACCTTGGATATAGGGTAAAGAGAGCCAAGCTCGAGATCTATGACGAATAAAGAAACTCTCTCAGAGCGTACTTAGTGATTGACATTCACATTCAGACAGTGTATATTGATTCTATAAGGAGACTATATCATGCTGACGTTGAAGTCTGTTAACCGCGAGCTTCAAAAGACTTTCTCTGACTTCGAGTTGGTGAAGGGCGATGGTTACTTCTACATCTGGGGTCCAAACTGCGAGTCGTGGCAGGGTACGATGATCTATGCGAATACCATCAACCAACTGACACTTCAGCAATGGATGGAATCTTGCGCCAGCGTAATTACGTCAGGTATTGAATATATTAAGGAGAAACTATGATTGTATATACTATTGGAATACTCGTAATTGCTACAGTTCTAGCTGTAGGCGTATTTTGGCTGTTCTCTAACATATCTGTTAAAAGAACACCGCGGCGATATATCTATAAAATTGACGAAGAAGGTAATGCTGTTGTTACCGATGAGAATGGTAGAATCCTTCCTAAGGACTCCACCGATGCGTGAACCTCAGCGATATCATTACACAAACAATGCCGACTATGTTGCGGCACTGACTGAATATAAAATGGAAAAAGGAAAACAAATGTCTCGAATCGTTGTTGGCAGTGTAACTGCCGTTGTTGCTGGTATCGTAGCACTTACCGTCCTCGGTGGATCGTGGTATACTGTAGACTCTGGTGAACGTGGCGTTCTACTACGTAACGGTGCTGTTACCGGTACGGCTGATCCTGGTCTTGGATTTAAGATGCCACTGATTGACTCAGTTCGCCGTATCAGTGTTCAGTCACAGGCACGTCCATATGTGGATATGCTTGCCTATTCAAAAGATCAACAAACTGCTGGGCTGTCGCTGTCGGTCAACTATCGTCTTCCTGCAGATCAAGTAGAAACCATCTATACTAATTACGGCGGCGAAGAAGGTGTTCTAACTCGTCTGCTCGATCGGCAAGTATTGGAGGAAACAAAAAATATCTTTGGTCGGTTTAATGCTGTGACTGCAATCACTGAGCGTGAACGCTTTGCGGCTGAAGTTCAGATGGCAATTCAGAAAGCTGTTGTAGGTCCTATCATTGTAGAATCTGTTCAGATCGAGAACATCGACTTCTCTGATGCCTACGAACAATCGATTGAAGCTCGTATGCTTGCCGAAGTTGAAGTTCAGAAGGTTCGTCAGAACGCAGAGCGTGAAAAGATCCAGGCTGAGATCGCAGTTATCCAAGCACAAGCTCAAGCCGACTCGAAACTTGCTCAAGCCAAAGCTGATGCAGAAGCCATCACTCTACGTGGTAATGCAGAAGCTGACGCAATCAAAGCAAAGGGTGCTGCTCTTCGTGATAACGCTGGTCTGATCGCTCTCACACAGGCTGAAAAGTGGAATGGCGCTCTACCGACCACAATGGTACCTGACTCTACCGTCCCATTCATGGATATGACTACAAAAGTTACTCAGTAATCACGAACTAAACGTAGGAAAGGAGCGCTTCGGCGCTCTTTTTTGTTGACATTTTTATCTGGATTTGTTATATTGATTCCATAAGGTAGATAAGGAACTCCTAATGGCTGTTTTCAAATATAAGACATTCCGTTGTGAATGGCAGATCGTAAATCAACCAGTTGGTCAGTATGGTGAAAACAATGGAGCAGCCGCAGTTCTTTGGTCTTGGCCTACATATGAAGAAGCTGCAGCTGACAGACCAAATCACGGTTATGAACACCAGTATGTAAAAGGTCGGTGGCTTCCAAACGGTTCTAGTGAATACGAAAATCTGGAAATCCGATACAAAGAAGTAGAAATAGTAGCGTGACAAGAGTTAAGTTATTCCTTGCGTGGTATAAACTGCTACGATCAAAGCAGTACACACCTATGCTTTGCATCAGCTCCTCTTGGTATAATAGTAAGTATTATACTATAGATGGAAAGTATCGTATAAAAAATGGTTGACATTTCCATCCGGATTTGTTATATTGATTCTATAAGGTAAGGAGATACCACATGACCGAACAACAGTTCATCACTGACGTCGTCAATACTAATAAAACCGATTATCTTTCCGCAATTCGAGTTCTTCTTCAACAAAATTGTCTGAAGGATGACTTACTTGGTATAGTGACTCTTCTTAAGTCATATAATCTTCCTGAAATCTATCAACTGAATATCATTAGACGGTTTGTCAACAACGACACCTTTGATATTTCGACATACGAAGATAACTATTGACATTTGCTTTTGAATTGGTTATATTGATTCTATAAGGTAGATAAAGGAACCTACAGAATGTCTAACATGAATATCGCCACCTTTGCCGTACGTTTTCTTAATGGTGATTTTACAAATCCTAGTTACAAAACTCAGATTGAGGCTGGTTGGTACGATTGGTTCTGCCGTGATACTTCCCTTGCTGCAAAGACACAAAAACTCGGCAAGAAAGCAATTCAACTGATGAAATCTGAAAAGATTGACATCAATAAAAACTATGTCTGGTTTAAAAATAACTGCCCTGGTTCAGGTAACCTTTATGACGATCTTCGTATTGCTGACGTCGAAACCGGTGACGTAATCTATACCATCATTCCTGCTAACGGCCATACCTATGTTAAAGGACTTGCTCAAGTCTGGGGTCGCGAGAATAACTTTGCCGATCCGCTCGTGAGTGGCACCTGGAAAGACGTAAAAGCCTTCTTTGGAGTTTAACATGAACACTTGTATTCTCATCGGCACTGTAGCTTGGCTTCATCTTACTAACGGATCTGGCACAGAGCTATACGTGAATGTAAATAATATTGCACACATTAGCTGGTCGGGTTGGATTGAAACAAACAGTAGATATAGTTCAGCTATTCAGGTATGGTCAGAGAGTGAAGATAGGTATCTGATTGGTAAAGAAATTATGGATATGATTAGGTATTGTGAGTAAAATAATGAGAAAATTAGCAAGTATTCGGCGTATTGCCGACATTCAACCAATTGAAGGCGCTGATGCCATCGATGTAGCAACGGTCGATGGTTGGAAGGTTGTAGTAAAGAAAGGTGAGTTCGTAGTTGGCAACCTTGTAGTATATCTTGAGATCGACTCATGGGTTCCATATGAACTTGCTCCGTTTCTTGTAAAGAACGCAGCTATCCCTCGAGAATACAACGGTGTGAAGGGTGAACGTCTACGAACCATTCGTCTGCGTGGTCAGGTTTCACAAGGACTGCTTCTTAAGATTACTAACGATGATGACTGGAATTACATCAATAGTTCACCGTCTGAACAACACGAGTCTTATGTAGTAGATCTTGGAGAAGTTGTTATTGAAGGACAAGATGTAACAGAACTGCTAGGTATTCAGAAGTGGGAAGCTCCTATTCCTGCTCAGCTTCAAGGTCAAGCTGCAGGTATGTTCCCAACTTCTCTGATCCCGAAGACCGATCAAGAACGTATTCAAAACTGTTTTGGTGACATTCAAAAGCGGGCCAAACGGCTTGTAACTGAGAAGGTATGGAACGCTGAGACTCAGACTCTTGAAGAACATCCGGTTATTATTCCAGCTGACTTTAAGGAACCAACCTACGAAGTTACAATGAAGCTGGATGGTTCAAGCTGCACTATCTTTCGCTGGGAAGGTGAACTTCGAGTCTGTAGCCGAAATCTTGAACTGAAGATCAACGATGAGAACAAGGATAACACCTTCGTTGCTATAGCGCTTCTCCTTGCTGATAGTATTCCTGATGGTTTTGCTTTTCAGGGAGAAGTCATGGGCGAAGGTATTCAAGGAAATCGTGAAGGTTTCAAGGGACATCGTTTCTTTGTATTTGACATCTTCAACATTCAAAAACACGAATACTTGAGTCCAGTTAATAGACGAGACATGTGCAATAAACTCGGCATTGAACTTGTTCTTGTTATTGGCACTGACTGGAAAGCACCGAACAGCGTCGAAGAAGGTCTTACTCTTGCTGAAGGACCGAGCATCAATCATAAGATCCGCGAAGGTCTTGTGTGGAAGTGTAATGAAGACCCAAGCTTCAGCTTCAAGACTATTAGCAATCAGTTCCTACTGAAAGGTGGAGACTGATGGCTAAAACCCCAGTGCCGGCTCCGTGTCGTGGGATTCTATCAGATAAACATAGCTTGTTAGCGTTCTTGAAGCTTCTGTTAAAAAAGAAAACAAAAGATGTGCAACTGTAAAGGCTGGGATATTGCTTACTTTCCAAATTACATTTCGATTGAACCACACTCTTGTCGTGTATATGGAGATTGCGGACATGTGAATAATACTCTTGAAGAAGCTGCCGATCAAGTAGTAGCTGCTTATCAAAGGGAGTACGATTGGTATCTTATGATGGAAGAGGATTATATCGATTATTATGATAAAGATCATAGTGCCATGTTGCTCGAGCAGCGCGATGCTTGGAGTAATCGAACGCATACGAGTTATCACTTCTACAAAAATCAGATTGACATTACCACAGCAGTATAGTATACTATACTCTAAGGAGATATGCTATGAAAGACTTTCTAGGAAAACAGTTAGACGTTGGCGATGAAGTGGTTCTAACAGCACCGCAGTATAGACATCTAGTAAAGGCAAAGGTAGTTGCATTTACACCTAAAAAGGTTCGCGTTGAGTATAGTAATACTTGGAATTTTTCAGGTTCACAAAGTTCTTTGCAAGAATATCTGAGTGAACCTAATTTTTTGGTTATTGCCAAAAAATTTAATGAAGAATAGATATGAAACTGTTTGTTATATTTGATTAGCTTTTGAACTCTCCGATTTAGAAGATAAATAAAACGGAGGTGATCTTAATGAGTATATTATCTAAATATTTGCAAAGAGTTGGGATTGCATTATCCGTTTTATTTAATGTGCTGCTAGGTGGATATAGCAACCAGAGCTTCAGCGCAAGAAATTATGCATGGAAGAGAGAAAAGAAACCAAACTTAGTTTGGTTGATTGATTCTATCTTTTGGTTGGATCAAAATCACTGCATGCACTGCTGGTTGTATTGGTATACACGAAAAAATAGGAGAGTCATAAATGATAACGATATACGGCCATAATAGATGCGGCTGGTGTAAGAAAGCAAAAAAACTTGCTTCTGACTATAGTCTTCCTAATCAATGGAAAGACACAGACATAGAGGAAAATTTAAATAATCTTAAGACTATCCTTCCTGGCGTGAAGACTGTACCACAGATATGGTGGGATAGTCGTTACATCGGTGGATATGAGGAACTAGCATCAGAAATTGAAAATACGATAGGTGGTCATGGTGAGCAAAAATTCTAACAAAGCTATTGACATTCTCAATAATATGAAGTATACTGTAAATACTGAGTCGGACTGTTCATACGAACAAAAAATAGTTGAGATAATGATTGACGAAGACTGTACTCTTTCTGCTGCGTTAGAGATAGATTTTGATCAAAACAAAGTTGATAAAGAATCTGTAATAGGTATAGTTGATTATCTAGAAGAAATGCTTACTGATCTAAACAAAGTAGAACTACTAATGAATATCTACACTAGACGGTCGCCTGATTTATACTTGTCACCGCTGTAACTCTTACAACTACATAATGTGAGTTTGATATGAAGAATAAGCGCAGATCGCTCATTGAAGCTGAGCGTCGCATGGAAGAACTACTGATCCGTGTAGGCTATACTGGTAAGAACAAAGGAAGACCAGTACACGAAATTCCAAACTATCGAGTGGAAAGTAACCTCCCAAAAACGTCAGACACGATCCCTGGAAATACGCCTAGAAAATTTCAGAACACATATTCTGGGAATGAAATCTTAGGCATTGCAGTCATGCATAAATCAAACCTAGTTCCTATTCGTCGTGACAATAAAGAAGCTGCCGTTGAATCTGCCCAGATGAGGAGAAACTAAATGACTAAAGATGATAACATCAAGTATCCTATCATCATTGAAAGCCACATCTATCAATACGATGAGGGTGTATTTGTTTGGTTCGATGAAACCGGCGGCGTCGGTGGAGCATCAAACTACATAGAAGAAGCAAGAGAACAAATGAAGCGTTACTCAGACAATATGTAGGTAGTGATAAATACCTCTACAAATAATGTAGAGGTGTCTTATGAATATTGCCGGAATTGATTATAGTTTAACTAGCCCATCCATATGCGTTCATAAAGGTACAGAATGGTCGTTTGAAAACTGCACGTTTCACTACCTATCTCATAGAAAGAGTTGCATAGCAGTGATTGGTTCCTTCCTTGGAGAACTATACGAAAAGTACGATAGTGACTCTCACAGGTATGACAACCTATCACAGTGGTCGAATAGAATCATTGCAAAGAATGAGGTAACTCACTGCTACATCGAGGGATACGCGTTCAACGCGGTTGGAAGAGTATTTCAGATCGCAGAGAATACAGGGCTACTTAAATATAACCTATGGAAATCTGGAACACCGTTCCAGGTGTTTCCACCGACAGAGATCAAAAAATTTGCCACGCTAAAGGGCAACTCGAACAAAGAAAGGATGCACCAAGCATTTGTAGAAGAAACCGGCATAAATATACGAAAGACGTTAGACATAACAAATGAGAACATATGGAACCCGATATCGGACATTGTAGACGCGTACTACATTGCTAAGCTAGGGTTTTTCAAAAATAATAGTTGACATTTTGTGTATATGAGTATATACTGTAATAGTACGGAACTGAAGGAGAAGATACAATGTATATTTCACGTAAGAGCGTAATCTCGGACGCAAGCCACACTCGTTACATTCCAGTCAATCCTGATGACTATCTCGCATGGAAAGCTGGCGTAGGTAGTGTACAAGAACTTATGCCGTATCTTAATGATTGCGACCGAGAGTTCATTCTTTCTGGTATTACTCCAGAAGAGTGGGATAAGGCATTCTCGGAACTCTATGAGGACGCAGATTGATAGTAATTTTTAATGGGCCTCCTGGCTGTGGCAAGGATGAAGCTTGTAAGTTCTTTGGTCAACTAGGCTATAAACATCTTTCTTTTAAAGAAGAACTATTTAAAGAAACATTCAAGTATTTCAATGTTTCTCCTGAATGGTTTATGAATGATTATAATAATCGTTCTGTAAAAGAAATGCCAGTTGACGAGCTAAAGATAGATGGCGTCTCTATAAGTCGTAGAGACGCCATGATATATGTGTCTGAAAAGTATGTAAAACCAAAGTTTGGAAATGATTATTTTGGTAGACAGCTGTCAAACCACATAGATGAAGATGGCAATTTTTCAGTAAGCGATGGAGGATTTGTTGAAGAACTCACGCCAATTATAAATAAAGTTGGAACCGATAATATAGTGTTGGTCCAACTTACACGCGATGGGTGCGATTTTTCTTCAGACTCTAGAAGATATTTCAATGGAAATCTTGTAAAAGAATTTACTTTAAATAAAGAAACTCAGATTCCTGAGGAACACGTATTGACAAAGAAATTTCCTATTCGTACTTATCGCGTCCATAATAACGGAACTGTAATGGAGTTTCATATGGCGTTGAATTCAATTCACGAAAAGGAAAATAATGTCAAAGAAAACAAAGCAAAGGGTAACACCTACTAAGATTTTGTATGAAAATCCTTATGACTTAGAAAATGTTTTCGAATCACTTAACATTGCAAGTAAACACGATAAAGAGCTTTTGTATATAGATAGATTTATTGCAACACTAAGATTAGATCCACATGGCGATATCATAAACATAAACTATAACATCTTAAGAGATCTTGAAATTTTAAAATTAAAAAGAGAATGAAGGAGCGAATATACTATGGGTAAAGGTAAAAGTTCTAGCGGCAATACGTACTCCTCTAAGGGAGAGCGTTCAAACGTATCTAGCAAAGTACGTTCCGTTATGCGGAAAGAAAAATACGAAGGTGATAAGATGCTAGATCTTCAACGTGCTTGGGCTAAAGGACAGAATCCTTGGATGACGATTGAGAACCCTAACAAGAACGAAACGAACAAACGTTTCATTCGTGTTAAGATGAATGACACTAGTCTTGGTCATCCAAAAGAACGGCAGAAAAAACTATTTCAGATGCCTGGAGCGTAATATATCATGGATTTTGATAAAAATGAGATTATGCTAAGTCTTCGTGAAAGTAAGTGTGTTGTAACATTTGAAAAAGTAAACGGTGAAATTCGTAGGATGCTGTGTACACTGAAATCGGAATATATTCCAGCCGAACCTAACGAAAATGACACTAAAAGAACTAAGGTTGAGAACCCCGATGTTCTTCCTGTGTATGATCTTGAGTCAAACGGCTGGCGATCATTTAGGTGGAATTCCGTAAAGGAATTTAATATAGCATGAGCTGCATTTACAGAGGTGCAGTTATAGATACAGATCTTTCTAGAAACGCACGTGGTGGAACTGAAATGATGAGGGAACGGCTGTTATCAGCTGTTCCTTCTTCGCTTCTTGATAATTTTGCAATACATTTTTCTAGACCAAGACAGATGTATGACGATGTAAAGAATATCTTTTACGCTCACGATCTTGCTAATGATCCAGAGAACAAAATACTAAAAGACTCAGGTTGGAAACTATTTGATAAGTTTGTCTTTGTATCATATTGGCAAAGAGATCAGTACATGCTTATGTACAACATCCCATATTCTAAATGTACTGTAATTGAAAACGCTATCGAAACAGAATTTGAATACACCGCCAGACCAACAAATGGCCCTATACGGTTTATATATCACACTACTCCTCATAGAGGATTGGAACTGCTGTATCCAGTGTTTGATGCGTTATCAAAAGAATTTAATAATATTCACCTAGACGTCTTCTCTTCATTCGAAATATACGGGTGGAAAGAAAGAGATGCACACTATCAAAAATTGTTTGATGACCTTGGTAACCACCCTAATGTAACGTATCACGGTACTCGTTCTAACGAAGATGTTATTTCAACGCTCAAGCAGTCTCACATATTCTTATATCCGTGCGTATGGCAAGAGACGTCTTGTATCGCTATGATAGAAGCAATACGTTGTGGTTGTATAGTAATACACCCCAGCCTAGCTGCATTGCCTGAGACTGCGAGTGGTATGACTGTAATGTATGATTTCCATGAGAACCATGCTATACACGCAAACACCGCGTATAAGTTCGCAAAGAACATCTTAACTCTAGAGAATAAGAACAACGGATTCATTAACACATTTGCAGCTGATTCGGGTAGGGAGATGATACAGCATTCTATCGCAACGTATAAAACAAAGTGGGTAAGTCTTTTAGAACAACTCAAAAAGCAGCCGTAACACTTAAGAATGTGGTTGACATTCTACTTAGCATAGTGTAATATAAATTATATGTACAAAATATGGATGAAATAAATGATTCTGATAGACTTTAATCAAGTTATGCTAGCTTCGCTCTTTATGAGCATTGGCAACCACACAAACATCGACGTTGATGAAAATCTCATCCGCCACATGTTCCTCAACTCTCTACGCGCAAATCGCAAAAAATTCAAAGACGAGTTTGGAGAGATCGTAATCTGCGCTGATGGTAAGAATACTTGGCGCCGTCAAACGTTTCCATACTATAAAGCAAATCGTCGTAAATCAAGAGAAGAGTCTGAACTCGACTGGAACGAGCTGTTTCGTATCATCAACCTTATTCGTGAAGAACTACAGGAATTCTTTCCGTATAAAGTTCTTCACTTTGAACACTGCGAGGCTGACGATATCATCGGCACTATCTGTCATGCAAAAGGTGTAGAAATGAACAACGGCACTGAAAGTATTCTAGTACTTTCAGGTGATAAGGATTATGTTCAGCTACATAAGTACGCAAACGTAAAACAATACAATCCAGTACAGAAAAAATGGGTTCAAAATAACAATCCTGATAAATACTTAGAAGAACATATCATCCGCGGCGACGCTGGGGATGGCGTGCCAAATATTATGTCCGCTGACAACTGTATCGTTGTTGGCGAACGACAAAAAGCTATGACTGCAAAAAGGCTCGAGGAATTTCTAAAAGGCCCTGAGTTCATGGATGAGACTACAAAGAGCCGTTACTATCGAAACAAACTTATGATTGATCTTTCTGAAATACCTGAGAACTATAAAGAACAGATTATGTCTGAATTTGAAAAAGATAAAAGTATTGGTAGGACTGCACTGTTTGACTACTTCGTAAAGCGTAAACTAAAAAACCTTATAACCGATTTACAGGATTTCTGATGAGATTATCAATTGCCGAGATTGTGAATAAAACTGCAGAGTTGAAGACTGAAAAAGAAAGAGTGGAGTGGCTACAGAAACATAATAATGCTGCATTGAGAACTGTTCTCAAGTATACGTATGATCCGTCTGTAGAATTTCTAATTCCTAACACTGCACCGCCCTGGAAAAAGAATGACTATATAGGTGTAGAAGGTATGTTGTATAGCGAAGCCCGAAGACTAAAAATCTTCATTAAGGGTGGTGGATACGATAATCTGAATAGAGTAAAGCGCGAACAACTGTTCATATCTCTACTAGAAGATGTTGATAACGCAGATGCTGAGCTTCTTTGTCAAATGATTACGAAGAAACCGTTTAAAGGTATATCTAAGTCAGTAGCTATGACCGCATTCCCAGAAGATTATGATCTAGTGAAAAAAACAGTTGACAACACACAAATTTAATGTTATTATATAAAAATACCAACAAGGAGACGTAGTGAAAATGCCTAAATCCTTCAAGAAATTCCGCGAAGATTGGAATGACGAGTGGGACGATGATGACGATCGTCGTAGTAAAGACCAAAAAATGCGCGATCGCCGCGACAAACGTAAGAAAAAGACTAGCGAAAAACTATCGCGTTTCGACGAAACTGCTGAAGAGTAATACTATCCTTGAACGAAGGACTACAATATGACTAAGCTTTACCTCGACCTTGATGGTGTAATGGCTGACTTTGACACATTCTTCACCTCCGAGTTTGGTATTGAGAGTGATAAACTAGACGATAATGTTATGTGGAAATGGATTAATGGACATGGCAATTTCTTTAGGAATATGCCATTGTGTGAAGGCGCGGTTGAATTTTTTGAAGCAGTGAAACACCTTAATCCAACTATCCTAACCGCTTGCCCAAAAACAAACTATACAGTTGCCGCAACTCAGAAACGTCAATGGGTATACGAGCACTTGTCTAAGGACGTTACTGTAATCCCAATGCTAGGCGGCAAGAACAAAGCTATGTTTATGCATTCGCCTGGTGACGTTCTGATTGATGATTTTGAAAAGAACTGTATCCCATGGCGTGAACACGGTGGAGTTGCTATCCAGCACAAAGACTTCGCAACCACGTGGACTGCATTGAAACCTATCTTTAACTTGGAATGAAATATGTATGATAATGTGATTGTTACTGATTACGATGGAGTATGCGCATATTGGGAGCATGGCTTTCATATGTGGATGGTTGACAAAGGTTATAAAGAACAAATCAAAGGTTCGTATAATATTGAAGATAAGTATGACATGTCTGTTGAAAAAGCAAATATGCTCATTACATCTTTCAACGAAAGTGCTGCTCTAAAACACTTACCTCCAGTAAAAGATGCGATTAAGTACATTCGTAAACTTCATGAAGAATACGGATTTGTTTTCCATTGTATCTCTGCCATTCATAATACACAAGACATGTATGATGCAAGAATGGAAAATATTCATAACCTCTTTGGCAAGACAGCATTTGAACGTCTTACTCTCTGCGGTTCTTCAAAGAACAAGAAGGAACTTCTAAAGGAATATGAAGGTACTGAATGTTTTTGGATTGAGGATGTAGGAGAAAATCTAGACTATGGTCTAGAATATGGTATGCGTGGCCTTCTTATGGATCGACACTATAATAAAGACCATTTGACGCGTTCACCGCATTCACATCGAGTAAATAATTGGAGAGAAATTTATTCTCATATTACTGGAGAATAAGGTTTCCAGTGTATAAATAAAAATGTAGGTCATATAACGATGAAGTTTTGAATAGGACGGTCTACACAAAGGCCGTCCTTTTTTATAGGAGAATGAATGCCACTCTATTCAATGCGTAACAACACAACTCAGGAAGAGTTTGAAGTTTCTCTGAAATATTCGGAGCTTGAGCAATACCTAACAGATAATACAGATATTCAACAAATATTTAATAAGTTTCCAGGATTTGGTGACCCAGTTCGTTTAGGCCTAAGAAAGCCTGACGATGGATTTCGTGATGTTCTAAGAAACGTAAGACACCATCATAAGAAGGATAGTATCAATACGTTTTAACTACTCTTTAACACAATAGGAGTCCACATGTCAATTAGAAAACGTCTAACAAAAACAAAAAGAATTCAAGTTAGTAGAGATACTGAGCATCTGGTAGATACAAAGTTTGTGATGAAAAGAATTGAACCTATAACAGATACTCAGGACGAACTTTTCGAATCTTATCAAAAAGGAAAAAATCTATTAGCTATTGGTTCTGCAGGAACAGGTAAAACATATATTTCGCTCTATCTTGCATTAAAAGACGTTATGGCCAAAAAACAATATAAAGAGGTTATTATAATTAGATCATCAGTACAATCAAGAGAACAAGGCCACATGCCTGGCGATGCTAAAGAAAAGATGGCGCATTTTGAAGCTCCATATTCTGACATCATAAACGATCTTTTTGAACGTGGCGACGCATATCAAGTACTTAAACAGAAGTCAACGATACGATTTATGAGTACATCATTTATTCGCGGATTGACTTTTGATGATGCTATTATTATAGTCGATGAATGCCAAAATATGAGATGGGACGAACTTAGAACTATTATGACTAGAGTTGGTGAAGGATCTAGAATTATTCTATGCGGTGATACTAAACAGGACGATCTTAATTGCTCAAAGAATAGACTTGACGTTTCAGGACTTAGATACTTTAAAAGAGTTGTTGATAAAATGAGTTCAGAATGTTTTGAAACAATTGAATTTACAGTTAATGATATTGTAAGATCAGGACTCGTTAAAGAATTTATTATAGCTGAAGAACAATTAGAACTTGCGTAAGTTAAACATTAATTAAAAGGAGTTGGAGAGATGAAAGTCTCTCCAATTAAATATATGGGAGAAGCTATAGCATTTGCTTTAGGAGAAAGCGAAATAGAATGTACCGATGGTGCACAGGGTTCGGTGTGTGCACCACCGCCATATTGGAATTGGGATACTCCTACTACACAAGCTACAGCTGCAACATCGAATAGTAAAGTATATGTGAATGGTAAATTAGTTGCAGTCCAAGGAGATTTTATGCTTTCACACCCCGATGGTGTGCCATGTGTTCCAGCTCCAGTAAATCATGCACCAGCAACTTCTCTATGTGCTAGCAAAGTTACTATCGGCGGTAAACACGCAGTTAGAATAGGTAGCAAATTTAACAAAGGTACGCCATTCGACCACACTGTTTCTACGGGATCAGATAAAGTGTTTATTGGTGGTCCAAGTATAGCGGTATAAGAATGAAAACATTAAAAGAATTTATAGCAAGTAGAAAATATGTTGCAGTTAAGTATGATAAAGAGTCTCAAGAAAAATTAAGAGATTGGGCAACAAAGAATGGATTTAATCTTTCCGTAAATTATAACGGCGAAGAACAAGACCCAAAAATGTTTGACTTTCATACAACAATATTTTATAGTACTAACGAATCAAATATTAGAAATAAAGAACAAAAGCTTACTCCTACCGAAGTAACCGTAAAAGGAATTAAATTCCTAGGTGAGAATAACGATATTCCGGTTCTTGCATTGGAGTTGTCCGGCGGTATTAAAGAACTCAGAGATCATTTTGAAAATCTAGATTTAAAAGATCAATGGCCTTCTTATCAACCACATATTTCACTCTCATACGCAAAAGAACAGAGAGATGTTAATAAAATAAAACTTCCTGATTTTAAACTAAAATATGATAAACTTACGATTGAAGATATAAAGGAATAAAATGTTTAACCATATGACTGGCGTGGATCTTCCAGAGATGAACGCCGTGATGACAGATGTAGGTAGATACTATACAACGCCAGATGGTAACAGATATCCGTCAGTTACGACAGTCCTCTCAGCGGGCACGGATAACACTTGGAAGGAAGAGTGGATTGCTCGCGTTGGTAAGGAAGAAGCTGATCGAGTATCCAAGAAAGCTACTAACAGAGGAACTGCAGTTCACGAACTAGTAGAGAAGTATTTAAGGAATGATCCTGTTTATACTAAAGGGCATATGCCAGCAAATATTCTTAGTTTCAAGCATATAAAACCATTCCTAGACAAACATATCGGTATGATAGCAGGTCTTGAGATCCCTCTCTATTCCGACAAACTAAAAGTTGCGGGTAGAGTAGACTGTATCGCCGAATGGGATGGAGTTTGGTCGATAGTTGACTTTAAGACTTCAAAAAAAGAAAAAGCTAGCAAAGACATCCATAACTACTTCATGCAAGAATCTGCATACGCTATGATGATGTTTGAACGAACCGGTATCATATGTAAAAACCTAGTAACAGTTATGACTGTAGACGACGGGAATTCGCAAGTATTCATAGAAAAATCTAGAGATTGGCTTCCAAAATTTATAGAACTTCGTGAGAGAGTTTCACTTTAGTCATTGACATTACCTTTTGAATAGATTATACTGATTCTATAAAGAAAGGAAACTAAATGAAACGCGGCGAAATGCTATCATCTGCAATCCACATCGCAACCAATGCGCATCATGGCCAGTTTGATAAAGGTGGCAATCCATATATTCTACATCCGTTCGCAGTGATGGGTCTACTTGAAGTTGAAGAAGAAGAACTTCAGTGTATGGCACTTTTACACGACGTGGTAGAAGACACCAAGATCACATATAACGAACTTCGCGACGCAGGAATGTCAGATCGCGTTATCGAAGGAGTGAAGATCCTTACGAAGCAACGCGGGCAATCTTATGAGGAATACAAAGAACTCGTCTTCTCTAGTCGAGATGCTATGATCGTTAAGCTGGCAGATCTTACGCATAATACAGATATCCGTCGCCTGAAAGGCGTGTCTCAAAAAGACATCGACCGTATGGCTAAGTATCATGTATTTTTTCTTGAGATAAAATCGAAACTTAGCCATTGACATTATCTTTCGAATAGAGTATATTGATTCTATAAGGTAGAGGAACCTGACATGAACATGAAATCCGAATTCGATCTTCTCTCGGCTGCAATCGACCAACTTCAGAAATTCATCAGCCAAGAGACAAACGTCTCGGTTGTTGAACTCAAGACCTTGATGCTGAAAAACACTCAGCGCAAACTTGATCGTTTGCTTTGTCTTGCTGATCTTTGATAGAATAAAGTAGTTGACATTTACTTTCGAATAGAGTATATTGATTCTATAAGGTACAAATGGAGCACATGATGTACACCTTCGATGAAAACATCGTTTCTGACCTCTACAAAGAAGCTCGTAACCATCGTCCTCGTGAGACCTTCTGGTTCGTATGGAACCTCAGCACCGATGCTGAAAAGCAGGAGATCTGGGATGGTCTGCTTGAGGAAGCTGACTACGAGGCCGACATGGAGAATCAGCGTAAGGAGCGAGCTGTTAAGCAGTTTGCTAAAATGATCCAGGATACTATTGCGCTCGGTGCCTCTAACGAAGAAGCAGCCATCGATTGGCTTCTGGAAGCTGAAGGTTTTACCCTGTACGACTACCAGTATGGTGCTGATTATATTGCTTACCACTTCGACCTGCCGTATGAAAACAAGTGGCGTGAGAACCTTGAGTACATCGCTCAGGAGAAGGTCTGTGAGCTTTACGAGACTGAGCTGGCCTTTCGTTAATATGACTAAGGCTCGTTTTGATATCACGGCCATCATCTACGACAAACGTGGCAAGGTTCTTTCGATCGGAAAGAACAGCTACGTGAAAACTCACCCGCTACAGAACCTTCATGCGTGTAAAGTAGGTCTTCCTGAGAAACAATTTCTCCATGCAGAGATCCACGCGATCGCTAGGTGTAAGATGCTCGACAAGGCTCATAAGATCGTAGTAGTTCGATTTGACAAAGAAGGGTTGGAAAAAAATGCAACTCCGTGCCCTGTCTGTCAGAGTGCGATCGAAGCAGC